CGGCGCATCCGGCTCCAGAAGCTGAAGGGGGAGTTGATCGAGCGGGCCCGCGCGCTGGCGCTGGTGTTCCGGCTGGCGCGGGAGGAACGGGATTCATGGGTGAACTGGCCTGCGCGCGCGGCGGCGCTGATGGCGGCAGAACTCTCGGCCTCATGCAGCGAAGCGACGGGCCAGCAGATCACCGTGGAGCCAGCCGCGATGCAGAAGGTCCTGGAGAAACATGTACGCGCCCACCTCGACGATCTCGCCGAGGTCCGGCCCGACTTCCGATGAGAGCGGCGATGGCCTGACGGACTTCGACGGCGCCGGCGAGATCCTGCGCGCCTGGGGCAACGGGTTGCGGCCCGACCCGGACCTGACCGTCTCGGAATGGGCGGACCGGCACCGGATGCTCTCGGGCCGCGCCTCAGCCGAACCCGGGCGATACCGCACGGTGCGCACGCCCTATATGCGCGAGATCATGGACCGGCTGTCGCCCGGAGATCCGACCCAGCGGATCGTGTTCATGAAGGCGGCGCAGGTCGGGGCGACTGAGGCGGGGAACAACTGGATCGGCTTTGCGATCCACCAGGCGCCGGGGCCGATGCTCGCGGTCCAGCCGACGGTGGAACTGGCCAAGCGCAATTCGCGCCAGCGGATCGACCCGCTGATCGATGAAAGCCCGGAACTGCGGGAGCGGGTGAAGCCCGCACGATCCCGCGACGCGGGCAACACCATGCTGTCGAAGGAGTTCGCGGGCGGCATCCTGATCATGACGGGCGCGAACTCGGCGGTCGGGCTTCGGTCCACCCCGGCACGGTACATCTTCCTCGACGAGGTCGATGCCTATCCCGCCTCGGCCGACGAGGAAGGCGACCCCGTCACGCTGGCCGAGGCGCGGTCGCTGACGTTCGCCCATCGGCGCAAGGTGTTGCTGGTCTCGACCCCGACGATCCGGGGGCTGAGCCGGATCGAGCGGGAGTACGAGGCATCGGACCAGCGCCGGTACTTCGTGCCGTGCCCGCACTGTGGGGCGATGCATTGGCTGAAGTTCGACCGCCTGCGCTGGCAGAAGGGGCGCCCGGAGACGGCGGAATATCACTGCGAGGGCTGCGAGACGCCCATCGCGGAGCACCACAAGACGGCGATGCTGGAGGGGGGCGAATGGCGGGCGACCGCCACGGCCGCCGATCCGACCACGGTCGGGTATCACCTCTCGGCGCTCTACTCGCCGATCGGCTGGCTGAGCTGGGAGCGGATCGTGCGGGCATGGGACGCGGCGCAGGGGTCCGACGAGGCGATCAAGGCGTTCCGCAACACGATCCTCGGCGAGACTTGGGTCGAGACCGGGGAAGCGCCGGACTGGCAGCGGCTCTACGACCGGCGCGAGCGCTGGACATCCGGCACGGTGCCTGCGGGCGGGCTGTTCCTGACCGCCGGGGCCGACGTGCAGAAGGACCGGATCGAGGTCGATGTCTGGGCCTGGGGACGCGGACTTGAGTCCTGGCTCGTCGATCACGTCGTGATCGAGGGCGGCCCGGATCGGCATGATGCGTGGTCGGAACTGACCGCGCTGCTGGACAAGTCCTGGCCGCACGAACGTGGCGCGCACCTACGGATCGCGCGGCTTGCCATCGACACCGGCTACTTGGCCCCGGCGGTCTATTCCTGGTCGCGGGCGCAAGGCTTTGCGCAGGTGTCGCCGGTGAAGGGCGTCGAGGGCTTCAACCGCTCGAGCCCGGTCTCGGGCCCGACCTTCGTCGACGCGACCGAGGGCGGCAAACGCCTGCGGCGCGGGGCGCGGCTCTGGACCGTGGCCGTCTCGACCTTCAAGGCCGAGACCTACCGCTTCCTGCGGCTGGCGCGGCCGACCGAGGAGGACACCGCAGACGGTGCAGCATTCCCGCCCGGCTCGGTGCATCTGCCGCATTGGGTCGAGAACGAATGGCTGAAGCAGTTCGTCGCCGAGCAGCTGGTGACGGTCCGCACGAAGCGCGGCTTCGCGCGGCTGGAATGGCAGAAGCTGCGCGAACGCAACGAGGCGCTGGATTGCCGGGTCTACGCCCGCGCCGCCGCATGGATCGCGGGCGCAGACCGCTGGCCCGACGAGAAATGGCGCGACCTCGAGGATCAGCTCGGGGCCGCCCCCACCGACAGCGATCCCGCCGGCCAGATCAACCGGCCGGGACAGGCCCCGCAGGGCAAGCGCCGCTCCGACTGGCTCGGGCGGCGCGGAGGATGGTTTTGAACAAGAGGCGTGGAGGGCCAGCGGCCCGACAGGGAAAACAACAATGACCGACTGGACGGAAACCGAGTTGTCGGCGCTGCGCCGCGCCTATGCCAGCGGCACGACCCGGGTCAGCTATGACGGCAAATCCGTCGACTATGGCTCGGCTGAGGATCTGCTGGCGCGCATCCGCACCATCGAGCGCGCGATTGCAGGCGTCAGCCGTCCGCTGCCGGTGGCCGGGCTTGCGGGCTTCTCGCGCGGGGACCGGTGATGTCGGCGAACTGGTTCGATCATGCCATTGCCACGGTGGCACCGCGCATTGCAGCCCGCCGCGTGCTGGCGCGGCAGGCCTTCGAGACCCTGACGCGCGGTTACGACGGGGCCGCGCGCGGACGGCGCACGGAAGGCTGGCGCGCGCCGGGATCCTCGGCCGACACCGAAATCGGCGTGGCCGGGGCGCTGCTGCGCGACCGGATGCGCGATCTGGTGCGCAACAACCCGCACGCGGCCAAGGCCGTCGCGGTGCTGGTCAACAACGTCAGTCGGCGCCGGGATCAGTCGCCGCGCGCCGCCAGCGGCGACGACACGCTGGACCGGAAGGTCGATGCGCTCTTCGAGCGCTGGACGGCGGACTGCGACGCCGACGGCCAGCTCGAGTTTCTACGGGCTGCAGACGCTGATCTGCCGCGAGATGGTCGAGGCGGGCGAGGTCCTGGTGCGCCGCCGCCTGCGGCGATCCTCGGACGGGCTCCCGGTGCCGCTGCAATTGCAGGTGCTGGAGGCCGATTTCCTCGACGCCACCAAGTCCGGGGCCCTCGGCACGGGGCGGCTGGTGCAGGGGATCGAGTTCGACCCGGTCGGCAAGCGCCGAGCCTACTGGCTGCATGCCGAGCATCCGGGCGACGCCTACGGGGCCTTGCAGAACGGGCTGCAGAGCCGCCCGGTGCCTGCGACCGAGATCGCCCATGTCTACGAGAAGCAGCGCACGCAGGCGCGTGGCGTTCCCTGGGGTGCGCCGGTGATCCGGTCACTGCGCGATCTGGACGATTACGAAGTGGCGGAACTCGTTCGCAAGAAGACCGAGGCCTGCGTGACCGCCATCGTGTTCGGCGACGACGAGGCGCAGCAGGGCATCGCGCCCTCGGTGGTCGACGCCGACGGCAACCGGGTCGAGCAGTTCGAGCCGGGGCTGATCGCCTATGCCCGCGGCGGCAAGGACATCCGCTTCAACCAGCCCTCCGCCACAGGCGGCTATGGCGAATACAAGCGCGCCAGCCTTCACACGATCTCGGCCGGGTTCCGGGTGCCCTACGAGCTGATGACCGGCGATCTCAGCCAGGTCAACTATTCCTCCATCCGAGCGGGGCTCGTGGAGTTCCGCCGCCAGATCGACGCGGTGCAGTGGCAGCTGTTCATCCCGATGTTCTGCGCGCCGGTCTGGCGCTGGTTCACGGAAGCCGCGTGGGCGGCGGGCCAGATCCCGTCGCCAACCGTGCCGGTCGAATGGTCTCCGCCGAAGTTCGAGGCCGTCGATCCGCAGAAGGACGCGATGGCGAACCTGCTGTCGATCCGCTCGGGTACCATGACGCTGGCCGAGGTGATCGCGAAACAGGGCCGCAACCCCGACGCGGTGCTGGCCGAGATCGCCGCGACCAACGCCAAGCTCGACGCGCTGGGGCTGGTGCTCGACAGCGACCCGCGCCGCGTCACCAAGACCGGCAGCGCGCAGACCGGCGATCCGGCGACCGATCCGGCCGACGACGAACCAGCCACCGACGACCCGGCCGCCAACGCGGACAACGACCCGGCGCAGGCCGACCAACAGGACTGACCTTCATGGACACGATGATCGAACTGCCGGCCATGCGCCGCTCGGCTGAGCTTGCGCCGAACACGGCCGATGCCGACAGCCGCACCGTCGAGGTGGTCTGGTCGGCGGGGGCCCGCGTCCGCCGCGCGACCTTCTTCGGCGAACCCTACGACGAGGAACTGAGCCTCGACCCCGCCCATGTCCGGCTCGACCGGCTGAATGCGGGCGCGCCGTTCCTGAAGGTGCACGAGCTCGACACGCTCGACGCGGTGATTGGCTCTGTCGTCCCCGGTTCCGCCCGGATCGAGAACGGCCGGGGCATCGCGCTGGTGCGGATCAGCGAGCGTGCCGATGTCGAGCCGATCTGGCGCGACATCCAGGCCGGGCACATCCGCGCGGTCTCCATCGGCTACCAGGTCCACCGCTTCGAGGTCTCGAAG